TTTTTTATTTTACAACTTTTATTTGAAATTACACATCTTCTATAATATGACTTTTTTACATCTATTAAATAAGGAATTATTAACTCTGGATTAGTTCTCTCTACATGACCTTGAAATCCATAAAATGGATATTTTTTATATTTTATAATTTCAATAAATTCTTTATTGTTTTTATCTTTTGTTTTTGCAAATAACTTTATTTTTTTTGTTTTATTTATCATTTTTGGAGAGATTCCCGATTTATTATTATGAACTATCTTTTTTGATTTATTATAAAATTTACTTAGTTTCTCTCCATCTTTTGTAAATTTGGTGTGCTTATTATAATTATAATAAGCATTAACATGTATAAATAATTTATTTATATCTTGTTTACTTTCAATTAACATAGAATTGTGAAATCCATGACATATTGATAGAATTGGTAATAATCTCTCGGAATTATTTATAGACTTTGCTATTTTTAATATTATTTTTTGTTTTTTTAAATGTTCTGTAAATTCTTTACTATAATAATAATTACCTATTTGACTACCTGGGAATAGCAACCCATCTAAATTTTTCATAATAGATTTTAATTTAAATTTTGAGAGATTATAAGGAATTATTATAAAATTTATATTATTAATTTTAAAAAATTTTATAAAAAAAGTTGTTAAAAATACTTGTTCTCTCTTCTCTTCATTATTTATATAAGGACTTGCTAAAATTCCTACAACTGGTTTATTCATATTAATATAACAAAATATTTATATATTTATTAATACTATTTTATGTCAAAACTTAAATAGTGATATTATTTTCTTAATTATTTATATAGTAATATATTAATGAAAACCAAAAGAAAAAAAAAATATAAAACTAAAGCAGGGTCTTTTGCTGTAAAATTAGAAGATTATATACAACAACCTATAGAATTATTTAGAGAATTACCAGATATAAATTTACAAGAACCAGATATTATTTTACAAGATTTAGGCTTGCTAGAATTACCAGGTATAGGTTTTTTTGATTTACAAGAATTACAAAATATAGCTAATGAAGAACAGTTAAGAGAACAACAGCTTTTAAGAGAACAACAGCTAAATGAAGAAAATCAAAATAGAGGACGACGTTTTCGTAGACGCGAAGAAGAAGAAGAACGTCAATTTAATAGAAATATAATACAAAGAATAGCTAGAGGTAAAAAAAGAAAAAGAGCCGCGAGGTCGCATAAGAAAAGGCAATTTCCCCGTAGAAAAACAAGACGTGGTCGTAAATAAACTAAGAATTTAGATTAAATTTATATATTATTATATAATATATAAATGTCTTCTACAGCAGTATTTTTTCCTGGTATGAATCCACAAAAAAGAAAGCATTCACTAAGAGAAGTTAGTCCAATGAGGGTTTCAGAAGATTTCATGTTATTAAATCCTGATTTATTTAAACATGAAGCTTTAGAAAAAATAAAACAATATAAACAATATAAACAAGATAAACAAGAAGCCCCAACGAGAAAAAGTAAAAGCAGAGGAAAAACTCGTAAAGCAAGAAAACAAAAAAGAAAAAGAGCCGTGAGGTCGCATAAGAAAAGGCAATTTCCCCGTAGAAAAACAAGACGTGGTCGTAAATAAACTAAGAATTTAGCTAAAATTATTTTTTTATAAATTTATATATAATGGGTAATGATACAAATATAAATGAGTTAAAAACAGCAATTACTTTAATAATTAATAGCACACATCCAAGATTGACTTGTGAAAAAAGACTTGAAGCAATAACAGAAGTAATTAATGAAGGTATTCAATTAGGGAATGCTTCATTTGCTGCGCGTGTAGCAATAGATGATGTATTAAATCCAGAAAACAAAAAAAATATAGAGATATATTTAACACGACAACGTTCAAGAGGAAAATCAATAAGAAGAAGAAAAAGAAGAAAAACAAGACGTCGTCGTGGTCGTAAATAAACTAAGAATTTAGCAGTTATCGATGTATTTAAATATGAATCCATCTACTGTTTTTTGTGCGCCTCTACAACATTTACCTATTTTCTTATGACAAATATTTAATTCATCTGCTGCTTGTTTTGGAGAATCAAATTCTTTAATTTTATTCATATTAATATCGAATTGAATTAAAGGTTTGCTTCTATTATGTAATCCAGAATCAACTGCGTGCTGACTATTCTCTCTATTTGTAGCCCATTCTAAATTATCTACATGATTATTTTCTTTATTACCATCTTTATGATTTACAAGTGTTTTATTGTTTGGATTTACAATAAAATGCTTGGCTACTAAAATATGAATTCTATAATGTTTTCCATCACCACCTAAAGAACATCTTTTATAACCTTTCTCATCTGTATAACCATTAATAATTTTATTTCTATTATTTTTAATTCTTCCATAATTAGAAACAGAATATTTATCTCTGTTATTTTCAATAGTTTCTAATGTAATTTCTCTCCATATTTCATCTTCATATTTGTTATTTTCTTCATCACAATAAATCCACTTATATCCACCACATAATTTTCTTCTTCCTTGAGTGCAAGCAACTACATTAGATTTATTATTACTAATTAATCCTTGTTCTTTAAGCCATTCAGTTGCTTTTTGTATTGTTTCATATCTCTCAATTTTTTCATTTGTATCTTTATCTACTCTCCATACAGGAGTCGCATGTAATTTTGAACGATTTTCAATAGGTCGTTTGTGTTCGTTTTGTTCTTTTTGTGTAGCCCATTCTAAATTTTCTTCATGATTATTTAATCTATTATGGTCTTTATGATTTACTGTTGGTTTATTTTCAGGGTTAGGTATAAATGCTTTTGCTACTAATATATTTACTCTAAAAGTCCTTGGTATATTATTTTTAGAAAGACATACTTCTTTATAATTATCTGTTCTTACCGCTCCAACTAAAATATTTTTATTTATTTTATTTCTAACATTTCCAAAATTACTGACTTCATAATTATTATAATCTTCAATATCTTTCCAAATTTCGGTCGCCATCTTATTACAATAATATCTTGACACCTCTTTATATCAATTTTATTAATATTATAAAAATTTTAATATTTATTGTTTTGATAAATATTAAAAAGATATGATGTATTATCATAAGAAGAATATTTTAACTTATCCGAGTTTTGGGAAACCAACAAGATTCGCGCCGATACCGAAGCCAGCACCTGAGCGCGCGCTTGCACCCATACTGGGAACAAATGTATCTAGGATACTAAATGTAGCAGCCGCCATTAAAGCAATAATAGCGATTTCCTCAAATTTCAAGGCGCGTTTTTCTGGAGGAATGACGAATGCGACAATAGCAACCATTAAACCTTCTACTAAATATTTGATAGCTCTTTTAACTAATTCTCCCATGCCTGGATTCATATTTGTTTATAATAATAACCAAGAAAAAAATAATTAAATTAAATTTAATATAAATATAAATTTGTTAATTAAAAAATAACTTAAAATTAAAATTAAGATAATTTTATATAATAATGTCTTCGAAAAAAAATGCTAAAGTAAAAGATAGTGAAGCGAAAAATAAGAATGATTCAAAATATGTTGATTTATTAGATGAAGATAAAGCTATAGCGGGGCAAAAGTATGTTTGTTTAAGTTTTGTTTCTCCCGAAGATATTTTAAAAGATAAAAATTTATTTTATTTTGAAAAGTTTCTAAAACACTTTGATTTTAAGAAATCTATGGATAAATATACACAGTTTCTAAATTTTTTAAGTTATAAATATAATCTTGATTTTAATAAAATATCTAAAGATTTAGAAGAATTTATTATTGAAGAAAAAGATAAATTAGTTGAAACAACAATTGAAGATGATTATAAATCTTTTGTTGATAATACTGAAAAAAAATTACAAGAACAATTTAGTGAATTATATAATTTTCAAACAAATACTAGAGGAATTAAAGTAAGAGGTTCTTTTGGTTCTCAAGAAGAAGCAGAATTAAAATGTAAAATGTTAAGAGAAGAAGACCCAAACCACGATGTTTATGTTGGACAAGTAGGTTTATGGATGCCATTTCACCCTGAAGCTTATAAAACTGGTAAAGTTGAATATCTTGAAAAAGAACTAAACGAATTAATGTGTAAAAAGAAAGAAAATGATGAAGTAAATAAAGATGAATTTAATAAACGAGTTAAAGAAGCTAAAAGAAAAGCTATTGAAGAAAATATAGCTAAAGCACAAAAAGAAGGAAATAAATTAATGCAATCTATTGATGAAGAAGGTAATCTTATTAATGCTGATAGAATGGATGTACCGGGTAAAAATTTATTATTTGGTGATGGAGAAAATGATGACGTATCTACTGCAGATTTACGTAAAGAATTATTTGATGGTGAAAATGTAGTTTTTGATAAAAATACTGATCATGGTATAGGTGAAATTTTAGAAAGACAAAAAGAAGAAAAAGAAAAATTAGCGGCTATCGCAGATGGCGTGGAATCTGTTAGTGAAGCACCAAAAAAAGATAATTTAACTAATATAGATTAAAATATTTTTATATATAAATGTTTGGTGGATATGTATCATGTATAAGAAATAATTGGAAATCTGAAAATTTTGGTGAAAAATATAATGAATTAGAAGCAGAAGGATTAAATATTTTAAATATTTGCAAACATGGAAATGGAACAGATAATTATAATATATCTTTAAATTCTACTAATAATTGGTATTTAAAAGATAAACCAAGAGATAAAAAAAGTTTAGGTGAAATATTAAATGATTTAAGAGATAAAAATATTAAAAAATTAGATTATAAAATTAATAATAAAAGCGATAACTTATTTAATAAAGCTTTAAATAAATTTCACGGAGCATTAAAAGGTAGAGAAGAAAAAAATGCTAAATATGAAAATACTGAAGGAACAAATTTAACTAATAAAACAATAGGACATATGAATTATATTAGTAATTTACAATCTTTTATGGATAGATTACATGCTGATAGTAATTATATTGAAGAACGTAGAAAAATAATGAAATTAAATAAAACAAGAAAAAACAGGAGCAGAAGCAAAAGCAAAAACAGGAGCAGAAGCAAAAACAGGACCAGAAGCAAAAACAGGAGCAGAAGCAGAAGTAGTAGAAATATTAAAAGTAGAGGAAAATCAAGAAGAAAAAAATTGAAAAAAAATTGAAAAAATAATTATTAATATTTAAAATAATAATTATTTATATGAGCAAACAAGAAAATGTAAACTATTGTGAATTTGACGGATGTAAACGTAAATTAAAGTTAACGGATTTTTCTTGTAAATGCGAAAAAATATTTTGTAAAATACATAGACTTCCAGAAAATCACAAATGTACATATGATTATAAAGAAAATGATAATAGAGAAAATAAAATAGATAAAATGAAATGTATTTCAGTAAAAATAGAAAAAATTTAATTTATATTAAACAATTCTATACCAGTATTATTAAGCTTTTACCATTTATTTTTTTTAACATTTATTTTAGGACCCTTTTTTTTATCTCTTGTATTTGGATCATACATTTCTTCTTCGTCGTCTGAGTCCATAGATTTAGATATTTCCCAAAATTCTTTTGAACCTAATTTAAAATTTTTATGATTTTCAGCTTTATACCAAAAAATTTGATCATTTAATTTATTAGATTTAGCATTATTATTAATAACTAAACATTCATAATTTTCAGTACATTGATCCATTACTTGACAAAACGATTCAAATGTAGGAAACATACCGGCATAATTTTCATAAATTCTTTTTCTATTTGAAATATAAGGTTCGCGTAGAATAAATACATAATCAATATTTGTTCTTAAATTAGGTGGAATACCTAATGGATATTGCATAGTAATTATTAACATCATTTTCCAATGACGTCCATTCATAAAAAGAAGACGCATCATTTTATCTTTAGTCCAACCAGCATCATAAAGACAATCATCTAATATAACAAAAGCTCTAGGATCTATACTACTTTTTTTATAAATTTCTTGCTCTTTTTTAATTTGTTTTAAAACTGTTCTTTGTCTCTTTAATATATTTTCTATTATAGCAGAATTATATTCTTCATGTATAAATAATTTAGGTACATGTTCACTATAAAATCCATTTCCGGCTTCTGTTCCACTAATAACAGTTCCAATAGGAATATCTTGATGGTAATATAATAAATCTCTAACTAAAAAAGATTTACCTGTATCACGACGACCAATTAAAACTATAACAGGCCCTTTATTTTCATCTGGCTTGAAACTAATAGCTTTCATTTCAAATTTTTTTAATTCTAAAGTCATACTTAATAAATATTACTAAATATTTATTTATT